AGCAATAGCATCAATACCAAAATCAATAGTGGCTGTATCAAGAACACAGTTATCAATAATATAAGCTGAGTTATCAAACTTAATAACTAAACCAAATGGTTGTAATTGGTGCTTGTTAGAACCAGAAAAAGTGGCGTAACTAGCTCTTTTATCTGTAAAAGTTGATGTTGAAGTAGATGTTACCCATCCGGCGCCATCTGAGCTTGAAATAGCACCCCATAAAACAGACTCTTCACAAGCAACTATGTCATCGGCGTCGTAGCCAGCAGTAACAGTACCTTCTACGTATCTAGGACGCATATAAGTGGAAAAACTCCAGTCTGCGGGTTCTAGCGAAGTATTAAAACTACGTTGTCCACGAATTGGTGTTGCACCAGCTTCGTTTAGTGTAACTGTTTCTTGGGCTGAATTTTGTGAGAATGAAAACCCGTCTTGGACTTGAATCTCAAATGTGTTTGAATCAGTGAAGCCTGTGTCTTTGACTTTACCATTACTGTCTACATGAGTCGTGAAGAACACTCGACTATTACGAATTAAATTTAATGCCATACTCTTTCCTTTATGATTTTTGGAAATATTTTAAGCATCGTGACTAGATATTTATCTGTTGTTATGCTTGCGTAAATCCGAGAGTTATACAAGTGCGTATCGCACTTGTAAGTTGATTTCACCGACACCATAAGGAGTTAATAGTCCTTCATCGGTGGTTATAGACTGAATTAAAATTTCAGTTGTTGACAGATTTCTAGTAGCATCATATACTAATACGCGATTAGCGTCTACTACGTTTTCAAGATCATTCAATAGATCCTCTAATTGTTGTTGTGTTTCGCTTTCGCTGCGAACGTATGCTTTGACGCTGACATTTAAATACGCCCACGTAAAGTCGCTGGGCATGTATTCGCGGATTTCTGAACCTGCTGTAAGATATACACAAGGAAAATCTTGTACTTCATCCCAGAATTTCAATTTAGGGTAGCTGTTATCATTTAAGTCGGAAGCAAATGTACCAGTACCGTTAATTATTTTAAATTTCTCAGCAAGAGCTGTTATAATACTTATTCTTTTTGTCATAAGGCTACTGCCCTTAATCTATTGCCTACCGTTTGTTGTGCAATTTGTCTAATTGATGTAGAGATTAGTAGTTTAGGCTCTCTGGTTTTTGGAAATCGCTGAATTCCAGGTGGAGGGCCTGAGCTAAATGTTGCGTAGGGGTATTTCATATAACTATAAAATGCAGTTATCATTCCTTGTCTACTTTCACTTAATCTAGATACTTTAGCAGAACCAGCAAATCTTCCTGTTCTATAATTAAGCACATCTTCTCTGTCTCCGTCACCCATATTATCTCTGATTTGCCATTCTAATTGCGAATTTATTAAAACTAACAATTGAGGTAAATTAACCTGAGATTGCTCAGGATCAGCACTTAATCTTAATGCGGGGCCTACAGTAGGAGATTTTTTAGCTTTGACTGTGGCTTTAAGCTTAGACAAGCTACTTTTTATTTTACTGCTAGCTGCTTTTATATCTCTGTCTAATTGTTTGCCTTTGGCAGCAGTAGAATTAAAAGATTTTATAGGTACTGGACTAATTTTTGCAATAAAAGGCTTAACTGTTGTTTTACGCAAGGCCGCTAATTGAACCTCTTTTATATGACTTCTTAGTGACTTAGAACTTTTTAAGTCTAGTAAGAAGGCTGCGATTTCTTTTTTGTTATCAGGAAAAGTACTATATAAAGATTTTCTAACTTCAGATATATTAGCTTTATAATTTTTATAAATTTGATTAAGCTTCTTAGCAACTATTTTTGCTTCTTGACCTATATGTCTAACAGCCATTTTATCTTTAGGATCTACTAAATTATCTTGACTACCTATATCTCTTAAAAGTGCTACTAATCCTAAAGCTCTTGACAATGCTCCAGAACCTTGATTAGTATTAACATTGCCTATACCTGCATATTTACTTTTATTTTTTCGCTCATCTTTTCCTTTTAACTGCAGTTCAACAGCTACAAAAATATTGCTTCTATTTTCTGTACCTTTTAATACAGCGGCAGTTAAAGCTTCGTACTCTGGTAATAAACTACTAGAAGCTAAATCTAGCATCTCGTGCAGTTTTATTATTTTTTCAATGAAATTACCGTCAATAAATTCACCTGCTTGGTATGTAGTTTTTAATCTTATAAATGCTTGAGACTCTATATGACCTACTTCAAAATTTTTAGAATAATTTTTAAGTTCTTCTGCGCCTAGTCCACAAGCTTTTAAAAACTGTTTCATAACACTAGCTGTGTTTGTGTAAGTGTCCTGATACTTTATTCCGGTGGCTTCTTCTACATTATCCGTAGTACCGGTATTAGAATATAATTCTAAAGTACTTTTATTACGCTTTTTATAATTTTTATTGTACCATGTTATATATGCTTTTAATAAAGGCGTATTATCGTATTTGCCTTTACCTTTAGTAATGCCAGTGTCTGTAATTACTGGCATTTTTAATTTGTAAAATTTCCAATGTCTGCGTAAGCCTTCTTCGGTAACTACTGTTTCATTATGACTTAAAGCCATTGCTCTATTTCTAAAAGTAGAAATACCGCGTCCCTTTTTATCATTCGGATTTACAGTATCTTGTATCATCAATGAAGATGTTACACCTAACAGTGCTTTTGCCTTAGATACATCTGCAGGAACAGTTAAACTATTTTGTAAACCATCTGTCCAAGAGGCAAGAGTTTCTGTGGTGCTATTCATCTCTTGTAAAGCAGCTCTTGCCTTCATTACTGTGCTAAACTCTGATATACTCATGTAAAATCCGCCACATATTGGTCTAGTATACGCTTGATTGGAGCCGGTAGGTTAGTTGAGCTAACATAATTAATTTGAGTAGTATTGGGATTTAAGTCTCGGCTACTGTGTACCGAACCATTATTTCTAGAGTAGTATTCTATTAAATCTAGTACAGCTAGTTTTAAATCTCCTGGTACAGCATCATAGCCACCAAAATAATTTACTCTATATCCGTTAAGTACTTCAGGGAATCCTTTTGGATTAATAGAAACTACTGCGTCACCTCGTGCAACCCAGTCTGTGAATTTTACTAAATTTGTATATGTTTTGCCATAGTCTTCGCTATAGGCTACTGATAATACACTTACAATGGGAGTTTCTTTTAATAAGATCTCTTTAAATCCACCATCAAAGAATTCAATTTTTACATCACTAAAGTAATCGATAAAAGTACGACGGCAATATGATTTCACTAGGTCGCTGACCTTAGGGATTAAAAAATCAATTTCTGAGTCTGAATTAACGCTAGTAATTCCCATGTAATTTTTGTACTCAGATTTTGTTACTAAATCAGTTGCCATAATTACCTCGCTTGTTTTATAAAGGCACAGTATACCTTTATAAAACAAGACCCCGAAGGGTCTTGTTAACAATTACACTAGCAAATCAGGTTGCTGTGTACTTGTGTGCTGTAACAGCGTTACCTAAGTTAGTGGTAACACGTGTCATACCAGTACGGAGGCTAGCCACCATAACGCGACGCTGTGTTTCAACTAATTCTTGGGTATCAATGCGGAGACCGCGCTGGTTACCAACGATAAAGTTACCTGGGTGCAATGCAATAGCGCCTGCAACACCAGTACCTGGGGAAGCGAACTCTGCAGAGACCAACACAGGGCTTCCACCAATTTGACCGATTTGACCGGTTAACAGTGTAGCTTGTGTACCAACTTGGTTCATTGTTTGGAAGGTTGTGTCTTCCAGCAATTGGTAATAAACATCGGTATTAACGATATAGATTATTTCTGATGGATCCAGACCCCAAGCACCCAAACCTTGACGCAATGTGCGTAGTTTAGCAACATTCAAACCAGCAGCAGTAGTGTTACCGGTAGCAGTGGTGTTAGTAGCCCAGTTTGCCAATCCCTTAACAGGGTCAGAACCGGAACCAGCACCTAACAAGAAAGCCTTGTCAACAGCGCGAGCAACACGACGGATCATACCGTCACGAATCATAGGCATCAAAGCGATCAAAGAATCTTCTTCTTCTTCGTATGCTGTATACTCGTTTGTGGCAAGTTTATAAGCATTCAAAGTGATTTCTTTAAAAGCGTGGGTTTGTGTAGCACCGGCAGAAGCGC